CTCAATCGCCCAATCGTATGCCTTACGAGATGTTTCGATAACACCTGTCTGTCTACGATTCCATTCGACAATCAAATCTTGGTGTTTTTGATTATCAACCAATGAGGGGTCGTTTTCAATCTCAATAGAGTTCTGACGATTCTCTGTGTCTTGTAGACGACATTCTCTTTTGGTAAATGCATTACCCATTGCAGACGGTTCTGCATATCGTTGACTGAATTCTTGAAAACTAAAACTACGGTGACGCACAATCTGGTGTGCAATGTCACGAGTTGTTTCAATTTCTATGCAAGCGCTAGCCATCTCCAATGGTGACCAATGTTTGTGCTTGACCAAATATCGTATGAGTTTTTCGCTCGTTTTGTGCGATTGTTGGTTCGCTGGATTGGAGACACGGGCGCAATACGATATAAGTTCTTGGACATCGTTACCGACATATAATTCTCCTTCTGGTGGTTGACTATAACTAATAAGTCGTGCTGTAGTCAGCATTTTATTTATTTCCTTATTCTCTGTCACTTCCATCCTCTTTCTTTGTCAATGAATAACCACCACTCGGCAGTTCTTCCCATATTACAGTATCACCTATATCCCAACCTACTTGATCTATACAACCTGGCGGGAACTCAATAAACAGTTCTTTAGTCTTACCGTCCTGTTGAACTTCAACTATCCAACTATTTTGTGACATTTGTTTATACTTCATAAAATATCAACACCTTCATCTGTAGTGTAAATCACTTTTTTAATACCAAAGTCAGCGATACACCGTTCACACCCTTCGCAGGGCTTTGACATACCATTTATGTATTCATGCGATCTATTCTTTTTCACACGAGCAACATAAAGAGTTGCTCTTCCTAAATCTTCAATCGAAACGGTTCTTAGTGCATCTTTGATTGCACTGGTTTCTGCATGAAGATAAATTGCATCTTCGTTTCTTCCATACTTGGTTTGAAATGGATGTGTTTTATACTTATTCACACCAAAACCAACCACTTTGTTTTTGATAACCACAGCGGCAGCGTGTTGTGAACGGTCAACTGGATCAGTTTCTTTCGCCTGTTCAGTTACCATATCAATAAATTTCATCTGCCGCTGTGTTACCATTTTAATTAAACCTACGAGGTCTAGGACGATAGTTGCCATTTCGATTTGACATCTCGGCAACCCGCTTACTGAGTTCTCCATCACGCTTTTGCAATTCAGCGTTGTCGAACTCTAGAGATTTAATTCGTGCATTTGCTTCATCCAGTTTAGCACGATAAAAATCTCTTTCCCTAACCAGTTCTTCCTGTGACATCAGAAAGTCTCCTTAATAAGTTTGAGAAGTTGAACCCTACATTTCTCTTTATCATACTTGAGAAATGCACCGTATTTGACGACCATTCGTCTTGTCTCTGGCCATACTAGATCATCTTTAAGTCCTTTATCTAATTGCTTTACAAAACCAACTAGTCCTTGCAGAATAACCAAAGTCTCTAGGTTGATTCTTTTTGCGAGGTAGTTTCTTAATATTACAGGATGTTGTCCCTTTTGTAAAGAGAAAATATCATCAAAATGTGATATTTGCTCAAATAAAAATCTCATATCTGTGATAAAATTGTAGGTCAGTGCTTGTTTTCTTTTGCACCAATCTGTGTAGTTTTCTTCTCTAAAATCACCGATGTAACCTTTAGGACTATGCAGAAAATTACTAATATAGTAATCTTGTGTAGACTCACCATATTTTCTTGCAACACGAGCAAAGAAATTTCTGTCTTTTCGTTTTAAGAACGATGCCTTTGATGCTGATGTTCTACCCCCATAACGAGTGTAGTCATAGTCTGTTGTGAAGTGTAGTTTCAGACCAAGATACATCTGGTAGGACTCCCACGCTTCCATTAGTTGCTCCTTAGATTGGTAGTGTTGCTACTTTCGGAAGATAATTGAGTTCCCTTGCGTCTGCTTCTATTTTTTCTTTGAGGGGTTTAGAGATGAGAGGAGCGATTGCATCCGGCTCCATTTGGTGTTTTTCACAATAATCCAGAATTGCATCCATGTAAGTAATACCACCTTTAGACACAATTTCTTCGATTTTCATAGCAAACTTCTTTGGGGTCATCACTGCAAGTTCTTCTAGATTCATAATATTCCTTTCAAGTTAAAGTGATAGGGGGCAGGGCGCCCCACCCCCTATCGTTATAAAGCAGAGCCAGTGTATAAGTGCTGGGTGCAGTTCGTGTTCCTACTAAGTTTTACTTGGGCGAACAGACCATTCCCAAACTGGATTAGTCTTTCTTGGTTACGAACTTATAAAGTTCTTCTGCCTTTTCCATGATTTCTTGAGGTTGATACATCTTAGGTGTATACTTCTCAATCGTTTCAACGAGGTCTTTATTGTGTTCTTTGGCGTTTTCAACCATAGTCCAATATTGCTGTTGAGCCATATCGTATTGACGATCAAGCAAGTCTTTGGCCATTGCCAATGTGTCGAACCGTAGTTCAAATGGGTTTTTAGTAGACATAACTATTCTCCTTTGTGTGTTGTGTTATGTGTGTTGTGGACTAACCGTTGATCCACACGAGTGTATTAAGGCACTACCCTTCAAAACTGTGGTGGGTTGTTCTGTTGCCAAGTCAACCCACCGAAACTCCGTCACCTAAAACTAGGCTGCAAGTGCAAAGTCGTTATCGTTTGCAGTTACTTTAGTTGGACTATTACGCATCCATCCGACAGTTCTACTCGCCTCTATCCTTGCCAGTCGATCCTATTTCGCCCCCATCATAAGCACACTAACTGTGCAATGTGTTTATGGTGGAGGCGGGCGGTATCGCACCGCCGTCCTGTTCAAGTGTTGAATTGTATCAACAAACTGTATTTTATTTATACCACAGTGACATTTGAATGTCAAGAGGCAATTGAATCTTTTGGTTTACAAACATATGTCACTGTATCCCAATCACCATCTGCTGGTATTGCAACATATTCAACTAACATAGTTTGGCACTCTTTTTCGGAATCAAACCACTGAACATCTTGTTCTAAACAAGTTGAACCAGAACATACTGTCAGTAAGATATGCCAAATAACATTCATGTTGTAATTCCATCATTTTTAATTTTTATTTCACCCTGTCCAGCACCTAAGATACACGCCTGATCTTCATCTGGGATTTCAATCAATGTCCATCCATTGGTCTTTCTGTTCAGAGTTATAAGAAACTTAGTTAGGAAAGTTCCTTCTGGTCTAGTTGATAAACCTTCAAAATAAATGAATGGTTCTTCTTCTAGAATTTTAGTTAATCTTATAACTTCATCCAAAGTAGCACACTGCATGGGTTTGTTTGCCCATACAGGTTCAGCAGTTAAGTTATGCAGTGGCGCTACTGAGAATAGCAGAATCACCGCCAGTTTGCGTATCATTTTCTTTCTCCCATTCGGAGACAAACTGTTCGATGGTTTCAACAAGTTTAGGTAAGTAATCATACTTCTTCTTGATGAACTCTTGAACTTGTCCATCTTCTGTTACCACAAGAATAACAATCTGTTCAACTGGAATACCAGTTCTTTCTTCAAACATTTCTGCATAGGCAGATGCCTGAATATAGTATGATTCATTATATTCGTCATTTCTTTCAGAACGAGATGTCTTAAAGTCAATAATTGAAGGCACACCGTTGTATTCTGCAATACAGTCAACACGCCCTGCAACTTGATATTTGTCACTCCAAAGTCCACATTCCTGTGCGTATATATTATTTATACTTTTCTCAAGAACTGGTTTTAGTTGTGAGAACAAACACCAAGGCAAGAATTCACGACTGTCTTGGACAACTTCATGGTTGTTCAGAAAGTCTTCACACATCTGGTGAACTTTAGTTCCACGAGATGCAGCAGTGCGAGAGATATAATTTGCAACATCCTCACCAACACGCTTACGCCATTCTGCAAGTCCTTCTTTAGAACGAACTGATAGAACTGTTGTAATTGATGGATACAGTGAACCGTCTGGTGCTACATAGAACCTTTTGCGATTTACCGTTTTAGTTGATACTTCTGGAATTTCTACTGATTTGTGTGTAAACATAATTACTCCTCACATTTTTAACATATTATATTCAATTTACAAGGTAAAGTCAATAGATTTATCGACCTTGTCCTCTATATTTTTTATAACTTCTTCTAGCAGACTTGTTCATAGAACTAGTTTTAATCATAGATGGATTGCCACCAATTGATGATTTCTTTCTAATTGGTTCATGGACAATCACATTTGTCATTTTAACTTTCGCCATCGTTCTCCATTCCTGTTTTAATCTTACTAATTAAATATTCTTTAACCATACCAGAACGAACAATATCCCCTAGTGTAAACTCAATACTAGAGAAAGATTGCATCCCCCTTAGAATTTTCATAAAGCGTTGAAGTCCTTCTTTTTCGGTTGCCTTCTGTAAATCACTTTGGAAGAAATCACCACAGAACATAATTTTTGAATCCATACCCACACGAGTAATGATTGTATCTAGTTCATGGAAGTTAAGATTTTGTGCTTCATCAACAATGATGATTGCGTTGTCCAGTGTAATACCACGCAAGAATGAAGTTGTAAGGAACATCAGTGAACCTTGATTTTTCAACTTGTCGTATAACTGACTGAACGCAATTTCGTTTGGTTGTTCAAACATGAACTTAACCATATTCTGATACGGCACTTGAAATAGTGCTGTTTTATCTTCTTCATCGCCTGGCAAGAAACCAATCTCACGAGTTGGAACTGCACTACGAACTAGGTAAACTGTATCATATGGTGTTTCATTTCTTAACACTTCTTGCATTGCAAGATATAGAGAAATAAATGTTTTACCAGTTCCAGCAGCACCATACAAGAAAAGGTTCTTCCCTGCTTTGTAATCTTGGAATGCCTTCTTTTGATTGTCTGTTGCTGGTGTAATTGACACCATACTATCTAATCGAATTTCTTTTGCTCTTGCCATTATTATTCTATCACCTTATGTTTTTTCAAGACTTCTCTAGTCTTGATTTCTTTAATTGATTTTTTCCCATACCGTTCTGCAAGTGGACTACTTGGATGTGCTTCTGCTGCCTTTGAAAAAATTTCATCTAGTCCACCACCCGGCTTTACTCCACCACTTCCAACTCCACTGACTACCATTGGAGCGCCAGTGATTAGTTGTTTTAGATGGGGGTTGTCTTTTACGAACTCATCTCTTTCAGATATTCGCATTGTCAATTCAAAAATTTCACCTGTTTTGGTGTCTTCATATGTATATGTTGGCATAATTTACCTCAAAGAAATATGAGTTCTTCTCAATTCCTCAATTTGTTTTTTAAGTTTCTCAACTTCACTATTTAGTTCTTTTACACGAACTAACAAATGATGGTTTTGTGCTTGCATTTCTGCAATTTCTCTTTTATACACATCTTCCATAGTCATATACCGCTCTGTAACCATGTTGGGATGTCCCTTCTTGTATAGATGTTAAAACTACTCTTATACTTTATATAGTATTTCTTGTAAGCAAGAATAGAGTCGCCTTTCACCTTTACATCATCGGGCATCGCCTGTGGCGGTTGTGTCTTGTAACCAGTGTCAATATTCATTGGAGGTGTTTTTAGAACATCTCTCAATTTCCTATCAGTCTCATGCACCTTACCATAACGATGTGTGTATTCATCACATAGTGCAGTGAACAGACAATATAACCAGTTGTAGTTGTTATTACTAGAACGGGCCCAGATTGCAGATGGATGATTGATATGGGACGCCTTGTATAGAATGTCTTCCATATTACTATTCAGTTTCCATCGTTTAATCTTACGACCATTCTTTGTTAATCCATAATAGAGTTCACCATCCAATACACGATGTGCAGTAGACATCAACTGGGCATATTCGACAATCATCTTTACACAATGTTTGTCGTTGTGCATTTTTGCAGCAACAACAGGATCATTATCTAAGTAAAATATGTTCACCGTTCCCACCTGTAAAATATATGGTCTTCAATCTCAATAGTTCTTGTTTTAGTGGATGCCCATGCCGGACGAACATAGTCAGCATGATAATGTGTTGCACCTTCTGTGACATCCAATACCTTTATATTACCACTTACGATCTGTTCTGACAAGAGATAAATGTTATTAAACTCTTCTTCATTTTTAGGTATGTCAGACAGACCATCACAATACCAACTAAACTGGCAACGATTACGAATAGGTATCTGCACTTTGGGATCTTTCCAACTAGGGCGAGATGGGCCTTCGTAAACCACTCCACAAATTGTGTTCGGGAAGCGGTCATCGTTTACACGATTGATAGTTACTGATGCAACTGCCAATTGTCCAATCTTTGGTTGGTTTCGTGCTTCGTGGTAAATATTTAGAGCGAGACATTGAGACTCCATTTGTTTGAATGTGTCCATCTCACCCTTAGTCAATTCTGATGCACCGGCAGGGTCAGAGATTGACAAGAACCCTGTTATAAGCATTTCTGCGATTGTCAAAACGGTATCCTTTCGTTTATAGATGCCAATTCAGCACGATACTCTGCTTCTGCCTGACGCATATCATACTCAGGCCCGTTCAGAACATCTTCTGCATACTCACCAAAAGAAATTCCGAACTTCTGAACCGCTGCATCAATTATGTATGCAGGCGACTTAACGAGTTGTCCATCCTTATCATAGAAGTTGTAGACAAACTCTTCAACATCCATTAGTGCGTCTTTTACTCTACCCATTATATACTCCTTTGTTCAAATAGTGTTTCTACTAGAGCAGTTATTGCGTTGTCGATAATCGGATTGAAACCGACAACTTCATTTTCATCTAGAGCATTTTGCAACTCTTCAACTGTCATAGACAAGACTTCATCCATGATCTCTTCTTTAACCATGTCGTTTACTGCATTACTCATTATACAATTTCCTCAAAACCAGCAAACGCAACACGATACTTGGTAGTTCCAAACAACATCTGATCGTTTACTGAAGTAGAACGCAATCCATACTCAACTCCACCCTCAACAGGAAGAGAAGCCATAACAGTAACATCTTCAGAGAAGTCACCGTTCTGAATTACCTTACCATTGAACTCAAAGACTTG